CTGTTTTTACATCTGCAGCAATTCCTTTAAATACTAACTGACCATTCATCTTTTCAATAGATACAATGTTACATAGTTCATTTGCTGGTGAATCTACAATTGATAATTCCATTAATGAATAATCTTTAATAAATCTTACTGACTTACCTGTTGATTTATTAACTTCATTATCTGACTCTATAATCTTTCCGCCGATTGAGAATCCCTGTAGAGTTCCATCAAGAACTTTCTCCCAAGTATCCTGTGCGCCCTTTGAAATATATGCATCTACATAAACGCCATTATAAAATTCTTTTGTTTGTGGATCAAAAAATGTTTCTGGTTTAAATGAAACAACTTTACCTACTGCAAGTGGTTGATGCATTTCACGAAGATTTCCACGGAAATTTTCAAATGCTTTCATGCTTGCTTCAGCTGTGACTACATCGCCTGTTTGATCAATATTATCTAATGTTGCAAAACCTGACACTGTGCGCTTTTCACGATTTACTTTTGTAAATGGCACAGATAGGGTGATGTTGTCACCACTTGAGGACCAATTAGATTTTTCAATATTCATATGCTTTATTTTATACTTGTTATAATCAAAAGGCAAATAATGGTTGAGTAGCCTTACTCAACTTGTCTGCCATCACCCTGAGCATTTCTGCCTTCTCCAGAAACATCTGGTGAATTTGCAGATCTTGCAGCATCTCTAGTTCTAGTCTGTCCAGCTTGTGCTCTGACTTCTGCCTGCTGTTGTGGTTTTAATTGAACTACTTCATCTCCGCCATCCATTGGGTTTAGACCCATTCTAATTCTAATTTCATTAGGAGTAACTACCTGCATCCTTAAATATCTTTCATCAATTTTAGACTGAGTATCTTCGTCAGTAAGAGTTAATTCATTAAATTTAAGAGCTAATGCGTCAGTCATTTCTTCAATAATCTTATTTAATTTCTTTTCTAGAATATCCTGTGCTGGACGACAAACTTGCTCTTTAAATGTTTTATCTGCATCTCTAGCATTTGCAAGGGATACTCCTTCTGGAACACCAATTTTATTAATTGGGACTCTGTGAGCTAATAGAATTTCATCTCTATTGGCCTGACGATATTTATTAAATGAGGATTCTTGACTTCCCGCCTCAATAGGCTCCATTTTAAATTCAACCTTAGAATCTGGACTATCGGCTGGAAGTGGCACATATAATGAACGATGGTTTTTGCCTCTTAGTCCAACTTGGAAAAATTCAAGCAATTTACGTTCCGACTCAGGTGAAAGCTTTGCGCCCTTAACAGTAATAATATATCTTGGTACAGCTTTATTCTCAAAATAATCTAAGTTATATTTACCAGCAAATTCATTTCCAACCATTGCATTTTGTGATGCTACAATGTCTGGTATTCCATAATAGTTATTTGTTGGCGTATACTTTTTATAATGAATAATTTCATTTGGGCGATCCTCTTGACCAGCAATAGGGTTAATTGTTTCTTGATCACTAAAGTTACGAAAGTATACAGCCTTTCCATAAAGCAATTGAATAAAGCCATCACGTAAACGGCGCACACGCATAGTCTTTGCTGGAATATGTCCGATGTATCCAATCTTGCCAGATGTGGTTCTGCCAATTTCAAGGTACCCGTTTCCTGTTGCTTCTACATCTGTATAAAATTTAATTAATGTTTCTTTAAATGTTTCTTCTTCGTTGCAATCCTCAAGCCAGTCGTGTAGATCTTGGCGCATTCTATTTAGTTTTCTACGTGCTCTTTCTAATTGAACATCATTACTTATTCCATCAAAAGCATCTTTTGTTTTTCTTGTTTCTACAAAGTCAAAGCCTAGTCCTACAATGTTTGAGACCTTTGCATTAATTGCTGCATAGTTGTATGGAGAAATTTCATAAATTCTTGAAAGATAATCTAAATTATATGTTGGCTCAACTAGGTCGAACATTGCATAGCCAGTAATGGCTTGTTGCATTAAATTCTGTTGTGTTTGTGCTCCGTCTAAACCTTGGAATCTTTTTGAAAATTCCCGTCCCATTTTTCTACGAAATGCTGTGCCCAATCCAGTAATCTTAGATAACTCTTCTCCTTCAATCTTAAAGGGATCTTCTGTTACCTTATCAATAGGATTATTAAATTTCATCCAGTCTGAAACATTTGAAAGCTCAATTTGCTGTGAACCATTATCATCAATAAACTCCATAATTATGCACCCTTCATCTTTTTCATTTCGTCTTTATAATTTCCAATATCCAAAGGATCTGGAACCATTCCCCACTTAAGTCTTTGATTTTGATATTCAAATTCTTCATCATCAATTTTTCTGCGTCCAGATAAAAATTTTGGTTGGCCTTCATAAATTCCATAAGATGACACAGTTTTTGCTAGAGCATCTATTTTAGACTTATTGCCTTTAGTAGAAGTAACTGAAAGAAAGTTGCCATCATCATCGCCAATCCAGCGTCCATCTGGCATTTCCCAGACATATATGCCCAATCTTGTTTCTTCTTCTAAAACTTTTGAATTAATTCTATTGATGTCCATAGATTACAATTTTACCATTCTTTTAAGATAAAGTCCACATATTGTCAACCTATATGACAAAACTATACATTTTTGACAACTAGCCAGTCTCTATTGTATGTTTTAATTGAAGATTCTGTCAGGGTAATTGCTGGCTCAGTAACAATTGTTGCTGGTCTACCAGTATACTGATCTGAGTGATCTAAAGCTTTTGATGCGGTAAATGCAGATTCATATATTCCAATATAATTATATGAGTTTGCTGGTCCTGCATCTGACCAGACATTTGATGCCACTTTAACATTAAACCAAATTCTAGTAGTTATTGCAGATGTCAAAACTACGACTATATGATAGACATCTCCTGCCAATAAATAACTTGAAATGTTAGTGGCCGATGTCTTGTCTACACCATCTACATAAATAGCAGCAATATTTGAACCCTTTGATATTACTCCTGATCCATTCCAGTAATAATAAGTATTTGCATCTATATATATTAAATAATTGGCTGCTGTAGAAACTGGACTGAATATCATTTCAACTGTTTTTATACTGCTTGAAGTATTTACAGCAAAACCTGGTGGGTAAGGCCTTAGCCCAGATTTAATATTTCTTGACAATACTGGATAATCAATTGCTCCAAGATCATAATCCCAGACAGAGGCATTTAATCCACCACTAGTTGAAGATGGCTGAATTGGTTCAATATAGCTAGGACCATTTTTTGCATAAATTAATTTTGTTGTATAAAAGTTAAACTTAATAGCATAAAGTTTTGGAAGATACCTACTTGCATCATTTGTAGATAAAGTTATTCTAACATATACTTGTCCAACTGTATTAAATTCTGAGCTTCCTATTTTATATCCAGGAATCAATTTTCCATTTTCACATTCTGTATATGTAGTTCCATCAACACTAGTTTCTATTTTTAATCCATAAGAACCATTCCATGCCGATCCATTCCAATCTATCTTAGAAGAAATTAATCCAATGCCCGTTGGAATGGTAAATTTATCTGTTAGAACTACACTTTTAGCAACTGCTGTTTCTGACGATACTAGAGAAATTGAATTTTCATTTTGATCGTAATACATATTTGCATCATAAAATTCTGACCATTTTTTATCAACTGAGTATACTACAGAATAAGCTTTTGCAATATTTAAATCAGATAATACAAATAATTCTCCAGAATCTGGAGCAACAACTTGAGTTGGGGAAATTGGAAAAGATGCTAAATAATGTTTTCTAATTTGATCAATAGATAGAGAATATCTATATATTGCTGGTGCATCAACAATAATAGAATCCGCAACATTTGTTGTTGGTCCTACTTGAAATGATGTTGAAGAATTAGTAAAAGCAAAACCTGATAAAATTTTAGATGATACTATAGTTCCATTTAAATAAAGTGACATTGAGTTAGATCCATATACTGCTGCAATGTGCATAGCTTGATTTTTTTGAACTACGGTATGCTCTATAGACGTGTCTTGAATTTTAAAAATTAAATTACCATTCTGCCAAAAAATTCCTATTGAATTTGTTGTATCTGCAAATATAGGGGTTAATCCTGTTGTTGTTATTTTTGGAAATGCCCATATCTCAAGTGTAAAATCATTATCAGATGTATATTTATTTGCTAAACCATTACTTACTGTTGAGCCATAATAATTTTTTGTTACTGGCAACTGCACCCAACCAACATTTGTAACATTAGTTCCATATAGGCCGCCTGCTACTAAAGGCATTAAAGAGCTATTTAAAACTAAAGTGCCACTATAAGTTCCATTGTTTCCGCATCCAGATTTATCTAAGGCAGTTGTGCCAGAAGTCTCATCTAATGCCCAAAAGCCAATAGGGTGATCTTTAATTACTTTTAACTGATAGCTCATCCTATTATTATATACTATTAATTATAAATATGAGACTATTTGTTATTCTACTGCTGGGGCAGGAAGAGATTTAAGTTCTTCTTCATGTACGGAAAGGGCAGACTCTAGAATAGTAATAGCCTTTTCTGTAGATTCAACACCTGGCTCATCACCAATATTTTCAAATGCCTTCTTATTTAATGAATGTTGATATAGCTCGGCAGCAAGCTGGGAAATTCTTTGTGAAACAATGCTTCTTTTTTGTTCTGCATTTAAAATATTGTTATAATCAATTGTCATTTTTATTCCTTATTTATTAATCTTGTAGGCACTTGTGTGCCACAATTTACACTATGGATTTAGTGTACCATTAAATTCATATGAACCTACATGTGTTGTTTTAGCATATGGGGCTGCATAAACTTTATTCCCTAGCTTCCGCCATATATGGCAAAAATTAACATCTTCCCCCATGGCTAATCCTTCTTCGCTTATATCAGTTTTCCAAAATTCATAAACTTTATCTCCAGGGTTCACACCTTGAATTTCAGATCCACTATATTTATAAGACCTAACAGAATCTTTAAGTTTATCAAAAACTGATCTTTTTATAATCATCATTCCCGTCCCAATATGTGAGACTTCAAATGACTTAGTAAAATCTTCTGGTTGATCTTGTCCTGGCAATAATGCAAGATTAAATTCGCCACTATATTTACTTAAAGATTGGGCTGGTATTCCATGTTGAACTGCTTGAGATATAGAATTCCAATTCATTCTCTTTTTAGGAACTACTCCACCAATAATATCTTTATCTTCTTGAATCATACGTAGAACATCTTCTGGTTTAAATGATTGATCGGCATCAATAAAGAATAAATAATCACATCCTGAAGATAAAAACATTTGAGTAAATAAATCTCTTGCTTCGGTTATAATAGAATTATTATACATGTCTCTAAACTGTACTTCATAACCATTATCTAATAGAAACTTCATTGTATTAAATAAACTTTTAGCATATGACCCATGGCACATTCCGCCATACATTGGAGTTGCTATAAATACTGATTTAGATTTTTTGGACATATTGAGATCCCTTTGTCGCCATTCCTGCATAAAACATTTGTAGCGATATATCAACAGCAGAAGAATACAAAATGTCTTCTGATACATATATTACATTATATTGATTTTCATATTCAAAATCTCTTGCAATTGGAACAAAATTTCTATCGCATAGGAATTTATTTATTTCTCCAACTAAAGCCTGATTCTTCCAAAATGTTGCTTGCTCTACTTCAATAAAAATAGCCTTTGTGTTTTTTAATGAATCTTCTGCTCCAGCAAGTACATTTAATGATGCACCTTCTACATCTATCCATAATGCGTTGCTTTGGTTTTCCCACTTTTTATTTGCAATAAATGTATCTAACTTTGTGCACTCAACTTTATTTTTTTCGTAAATAGTATCTTCATCATTGATTTTTGATAATATTGAGTCGGCACCAATCTTTATTGATCCTGTACCAGACTTAGTATCAACAGCAACATTAATATCAATTTCACCGTTATGATCTGATACGGCCATATTTAAATATTCAATATTAGATATAGCGTCTTTAGCTTGATCAAAATTACGTGGACTTGCTTCAAATGCCACAACATTTTTTACTTGGTCTTTAATGAACATTGAGAACTCTGCATTTAATGCACCTATTTCAAAAAATGAATCAACTTTGCTATTTGTAATTATATTGGCAAATAGGTTTGCTAGTTCTATAACACTCTTTTGTCTTGCCTTTTCATCTGGCAAATCATATAGGGCAGACTGCATTACTAGACTATTTAAAATAAATTCTTTAGACATTATATCCTCTGCTTAAATTTGTTTGTTGTAGACATTTGTCTAATATGCTCCCATGTAATTGGTTGCTTCTTCATATGGGTAACTAATACTGTAGGGTCAAAGTATAATTCTATTCCCGCCCTATAGGCTTTAATACACCATGATATATCTTCACCAACTGCATCAATAATATCTGTTCCATCTGGATTTTCTCCAACTTTAACATATTCATGATTAAACCAAGGTCTTTGAATCTTTTCAAATACACCTGACTTCATTGCAACAAAACCAAATCCAAGGCTTTGTACTCTAAGCGGATCTTTTAAATTAACTATCTCTGTTGCTGGCATTCCTCCTGGAGCGCCCCAGGCATGTACAGTTGTTGTAAAACCATCTGCTAATAAATATGCGCCAGAGGCAACATCGTATTCTGAATCATATATTTTAAAGAACTGTTCTGGTGTCCAAGAGATATCTGAATCAATCCAGAATATTTTATTATAAGTAATATCGCTACCACCTGGAGAAGTTTGGGAGGGATCTAAATTTAATCCTTCTACTCCAGAAGCTGTTAATTCTCTAGCATGATGTACAAGTGAAGAATAGTTATTTAACCATTTATAAGTAATGCCACGCTTATCACATTCTGCTAAAGTTTGAACTAAACTTTTTACATATTGTGATTCTAACATTCCGCCTGGTGTTGCAATTAACACATCATAATGTTGCATTTATAATCCTTTGTTTATACAATAGTAACAGACAGGGGCTGATTTTGTCAACCCCTGTTATAAGTTAATTTATTTTAATTAAGCAGGTGGATTATTACGTGCTTCCATTTGAGCTCGCATTTCTGCAATTTCTTCAGGAGTCGGTTTTGGTGCTCCTTGTTCTCCACGAGCATTTGGTGCATATGGAGCATCTTCATCATTAATAGATGCAAGGTATAGTTCAGCCCATGCTGTTGCTTCTGCTGCATCTGCCCATGCATCTCCATTTGGCCAGTTTGGCTGGTATAGAGAAGGTGCTTCAGATCCTGGATAAAATACCTTTACCGCATTATCTGCATCTAATTCATATCTTGCTGTCATTTATTTATCCTTTTTATATAGTATTATATTATTTTATTAATAATATTATTCTGTAATTTTAGGCGATGGGAAATATATTCCACCGTCAATATCACTATTATAGTCCCAACCGTCTGTATAGTCAATATACTTTCCAGGATTGGCAGCAACTACTTCATCTTCTACGCCAACAATAATGTTAATTACTTTGTTATTTTCTATAACTGCAAATACTCTATCCATTGTTATCTCCTATGCCCAGTATTCAATGTCAATTTTACCTGGACCACCAGCGGGTGCAAGGCTTCCAGTTGAACCATTGGGCGCAGGAGAACCATTCCAAAATCCATAATTTAAACCACCTGCTGGACCGCCGCCGCCACCCGTGCTACCAGCACCACCGCCTAATGCTGTTGTTGCTCCAGTAAAAGTAGTATTTCCTCCAACATTACCACCAGTTCCTTGATTTGATGTAGCAGTAACTGCAGTCCCTCCCGCACCAATAGCGTAAGTAATAGAGGCGCCAGGAGTGCAAGAAAGAGTACTTGATACAATTTGACCACCACCTCCTGCTGCAGCAGTTCTACCATCTGCTGAAGTGCCGCTAGTTCCAGCAGAACCACCAGCACCATAAAGAGTTACATTAAGATAAGTAACTCCTGCAGGTACAGTCCAAGAAGTACCACTAAGAAGAGTAGTACGATACATAGTTTTGCTACTAGAAACGGCAGGATATATACTTGTTGGCATTATGAAATCTCCGATCCAAATGTTGTAAATACTGAAGTGCCATTAGTGGAAATTACTCTAATTCCGTTTGGATTTGTTAAGGCAAACCCGCTTTTTAAGGTTATAGTAGTATTTCCAGCTATAGTATTATTATACACTATATAATTTGTATTATTAACAATAGTTGCATAAGTTGTTGATTGCCAACTAGTTCCTGATACAATAGTGGATAAAGTCCAGGTTACGGCATTTGTTGAATAGGCTCCTGTAGTTGGAGCAGATGCTGTTACAAATAACCCATTTCCATATGTTACTGCTCGCCAGCCATTTCCAGCAGGTAATGCAGCTTCAGCCCAAGTTATTCCGTCTGTTGAACGAGCTGCAATATTATTATTTATGGTTGTTGATACAAACAATCCGTTGCCAAAAGTTATTGCCAACCATTGGCGTGATGCTGGCATTGTGCGTAAAGTCCAGGTTATGCCGTCAGTTGAAGAGGCTGCAGTGGTTCCAGAGGCAGGAGTTACAAAAAATATTCCATTACCGTAAGCTGCAGCGTACCATACAATACTTGCTGGCATTGTGCGTAAAGTCCAGGTTATGCCGTCAGTTGAGGATGCGGCGGTGGTTGTAGTAGCTGCTGTTGCTGCAGTTGCTATAAAAACCCCATTGCCATATGCTGTTTTATTCCAATTAGCTCCTGCTGGCATTGTGCGTAAAGTCCAGGTTATGCCGTCAGTTGAAGAGGCTGCAGTGGTTGTAGCATTACCTTGTCCATCTGCAACTGATACAAATATTCCATTGCCATATGTTATTGAATTCCAACTATTTGATGATGGCATTGCACGTAGTGCCCATGTTATGCCATCAGTTGAAGATGCAGAAGCATTTGAAATTTGAGAAGCAACTGCTACAAATAGCCCATTTCCGTATGTTACAGCCCACCATCTAACAGATGCTGGCATTGTGCGTAAAGTCCAGGTTATGCCGTCAGTTGAGGATGCGGCGGTTGAACTAGGTCCATCTGATATATATACAAATGTTGGCAAAACCATATTAGGTAAAATAGCAATACTAAATGTGTCAGCAGTTGATGAAGTATTTGTAATATTGATTGATTTAATAACTGCAGAACTTGCAGTTGGCACAGAATAATGTGTTGTTTCAACATTTGCAGTAGGCAATGTTTGACCTAATACTTTATAGATAGTAGACATTATGAGATCTCCAATCCATATGTAGAAAATGTTAAACTAGAGTTCCCTCTTACCACTATAGAATTTTGTGATCCTAAAGTAATACCTGGTTCAAGCACTTGAAAAGAATTTGCTGCAATTGTTACATTTTTATATAAATTTTTTGATACTGGAGAAGTTAAAGTTGAATAAGCTACTGTTCGTGATGTAGTAGCTGCTATGCTAGTTCCTTCTGTCCAAGTTATTCCGTCGGTTGATATAGCAACAGACGTAAAAAAATTATTAATAGCTATAAATTTTCCATCTCCATAAGTTATTTGTCCATAACTTGTCATTGGTAAAGTTGATAGGGTCCAATTAATTCCATTTGTTGAATATGCTGCAGAAGTACTATCTGATATTGCTACAAATTTTTTATCTCCATATACAACTGATTTCCAGCTTTGTTTTTCTGGTAGTGTACTCACACTCCAAGTAACGCCATCTGTTGAATAAATAGAACTTGTAGAGCCTGAAACTGGGGTTGCTACTGATACAAATATTTTATTACCATATGCTAATGACCTAAAATCATCTACAATAGGCAATGTATTTAAAGCCCAAGTTATTCCGTCTGTTGAAGAAGCTACAGCAGTTCCAAAATCTTCTAATGTTACAAATAAATTATTTCCATAAATTACTGAATACCAATTTGCTACCAACGGTAGTGTTCGTGTAGTCCAAGTTATTGAGTCTGTAGATGTGGCTGCAGCCGAACTAGGTCCAGCTGCGACTATTACAAATAACCCATTACCGTATGTTGATGATACCCATGGAGAAGATGATGGTAAAGTTCTTGTAGTCCAAACTGTTCCATTGGTAGAAGTTAAAACTCTAGTACTACTACTTGCTGGCAATACAAATAACCCATTACCGTATGTTAATGATACCCATTGAAGAGATACTGGTAAAACTGATAAAGTCCATGTTAACCCATCAGTTGAAATTAATGATTTTGTAGTTAAATAGTCAGCAGCAACAAAAAAATTAGGTTTAGTAAATGAATTTGTATAAATATTTATATCAAAAGTTTCAGTAACGGAAGATCTATTAACAACAGTTATATTACTAATTATTGTTTGAGTATTAACTGGAGAAGTATAAAGAATATTTTCTTCAGTAGGAACTAGTTGTCCCAATATCTTATATGACTCGGCCATTATGATATCTCCGTTCCAAATGTTGTAAATGTACATGTACCATTTGTTGAAGCAATTTTAATTCCATTTGGATATGTTAATGTGTATGGATTTTTAATAGTTACTGTTGAATTCCCAGGTATAGAACTATTATATACTATATAATTTAAATTTTGATTAATTGCTGGTGGAGTGCCAAATGAACTATTATTCCAGTTTTGAATTGAAGGTAAAGTTCTTATAGTCCAAGTAATTCCGTCTGTTGAAGAGGCTCCATAAGAACTAGATTGTCTTGGAACAAAAAATATACCGTTCCCAAAAGATCCTCCACGAAAACTATTGCTTGCTGGTAGGGTTCTTAAACTCCAATTTATTCCATCTGTTGAAGAAGCAGCTTGTGTACCAGCAAGGTTAGTAGTAACGTATATGTTATTACCAAAAGACAATCCAGCCCAAATTGTATTACCTGTAATTATAGTTGTTTGTGTCCAAGTTATGCCATCTGTTGAATATGCAGCGGATGTTGGATCACCAACAGCAACAAATTTATTATTTCCAAAAACTACTCGTGCTGTTCCAGCAACGTTTAAATTTATTGTTGTCCAGGTTATTCCATCTGTTGAAGAGAGGCTTGTTGTTGAAGTAAAATCTGAAGCTACTATAAATTTATTATTTCCAAATGCAATAGAAGCTGGTGCTATGGCTACTGGTACTGTCCTTAAAGTCCAGGTTATTCCATCTGTTGAAGAAGCTGCTGTGGTTGTAGCATTTCCTGCTATTGCTATAAAGATATTATTACCAAAATATGGTAACTGCCAATTTACAGAAGCTGGCATAGTTATTGTTG